AACAGATAGTGTTCCACTAACTGATGAAAACTTAATGGCATTTAGTGAAGAGAATTGATTCTCTGTATATAAAGTTGTTGATCCAATAGACGTTGGATTTTTAACAATTCCAACTTGAGCAAATTTAGTATCAATTGGGAAATCTTTGGTGGAATCATCAAATCGAGCATAGATAAGAATTTTATCTGCTCCCAATTCCTTGTAAATATCATATCCATGACCCTTTGATGGAGGGATAATTGGAATTAGATGAGCATATGTTCCAGCGGCACTACCATTGATTGATCCAAGATCAACCATACCATAAGTATAATCTTTACCACCAGAGGAAACTGTGGTATTTGTTATTTTGCCACTAACAACATCAACAATTACCTTTGCTCCAGATCCATCACCAAGAATATCAACTTCTTGACCAAGACCACCAGAATAATTTGATCCTTGATTTTCAATGTATACTTTTTTTATTTGATTCTCATATACACTTGAATCACCATTGTCTCTAACTGCTGATATTTGAGCATCAGTTGATGTTCCCCAATCACTTGGTAGAGCAATGTATTCTGTAGAATCGAATTTAATAATGTCGCTAGGGTTTACAGAGAAGAGATACTTCCAAACATACCCATCACCACTCTCACCAGCTTTTGATGGTTCCAGATCAGTAAATGTTGGTTCATCTTGAGAAGCATTACCTGTCGTGCTTATTCCAGAGGAACCATTATCAATACAAATATAAACTTTGTAATCAGAGTTCATCGCATAATAATTTGAATCATACAATCTTGTTGATTGTGTGACTGGCGATAAATTAGAGGCACTGTAATCGTGCCTGTACATTTCATATCTAGTTCCTCTCGCCCAATCAATTCGTCTAATCAATCTCTTCGCATTGATTGATGTGACTTTTTTGCCAAACATCATTGTTTGACCAACATGATTTAGATTATTAAAATTATCTACAGGAACTGGTGTATTATCATCCCAATTAGTTGACCTACCAAATCCAACCTGAGTTGGGTTTGCCAAACTCAGGAAGACATAATAAGAATTATTGGTAGTGTCACTAATGGAGTCTACAAAATTACTCGCATTTAATATTCTAAACTGATCTGTTACAATTGCCGCCATCGTAATAGCTTTTTTCTATATTTATAGATCTTTTCTGAGTGCCCCAGTATCTCTCAACCCGTAACCACGTCTTTGAATGGTTGGGAATGTAGATAATCCAGAGTTTGTCGTATTGAATCCAACAATAAGACCAGTAACTCCAATAGAAACGGGATCAGAAGATCTTGTTATCCCCGAAAGTTTACCCCATGAGAATCTTCCAATGGGTTGTGTAGAACTTCCAGTGATTGCTATACCAGTGACAGAACTATCAGATTTAATATTACTTACAACCTCAGCATCTCCTCCAGAAGCAGAAATGCTGTGTACATAGTAGATATTATCTAAGAAAGTCGTTCCAATTCCAACCAAAGAAGCATCACCACCATCAATAGAAGTAACTCCATTACCAACTGTTGTATCAGTAATACAAATTGGATAATTGACATTCAATCCAATGAATGAATTGGAATTTAGGAAGAACTTAATTGCTAGTGGATTTCCACCTGTTCCTGTAGTTGTAGTGATACCAGTTACTATTCCAGAGAATCCTTGAACAGTAGTAATATCAGTTACATTTTCATATGTTGGAGTTGGGAATGGTACAATAACTTTTGGTTGAACTGTTAATGAATATCCAAGACCTGGATTTGTTATGTTAGCAGTTCCACTCAATGATCCGTTTACTACAGATATTGTTGCTGTAGCAGTGGTTCCAATTCCAACACCAATCTGTTTTGGTGCTCCAATCTTAACTTCTACAGAAGATCCAGTATAACCAACACCAGCAGTTACAATATTGAGGGATTGTACAGTGCCTGCTGCGGAAACTACAGCAGTTACTGCTGCCGAAACTGGATCAACACTATCAACAATTAAAGCATCGAATGAAGTTATAACAATTGCTGATTCATTTTCCTCATAGTTGAAGAATTGAGCATTATCAACATATATTTCAGTATCAGAAGTTGAAACGTCTTTAATGATTCTGGCAGTTGGATAAACTTGAGTTTCTATAGAATCTCTTGACTTTGATACAATCTCATTTGAAATAATTCTATCAACTTTTTGTTTTGTCCAACTTAAAGGTTTGAAATTATTCTCATCAATACCTCCACCAGTGTAGAGATTTGTTTCCATAATATCGGAACTTGTAATTCCAACAACGACTCTAGGATCTTGTGTAACTGTACTTGAATTTAGATTGTTTTTTATTACCTGAACAGTATCACCTGGTTTGATCGTTTCGTTTACATTAACAATAGCAGAATCAACACCTCTTGTTCCTCTATAGAAGAATATTGATACATTATCTGTTGATTCTGGTGCTTCAGTAAATACGAAAGATGTTCCTCCAGTGAAGGTATAGTTAACACCAGGATCTTGAATTACTCCATTTACAAATACAATCAGCAAAGAATCCATATCAATATCAACAGAATCCACATTTGATGGATCTTTCTGGAAGCTCAGAAGTTGACCATTATAATTAAGTGGGAATCTCTTTCTGATGCCATTCTGTAGATTAGAAATATTGTCAATATAATCCAGTTCACCAAATTGCCATGCCGAGAAGGTATCGGTAAATGTATCAATAACAGTTAGTTCAAAATCAGATACAGGTTCGGCAAGATTTCCGTCGGTCACCAATCCAACTGGTTTGAATACATCACCATTTCTGAATCCATATCCAGGTCTTGTAATATTGAAAGATTTAACTTCAAATAATGTTGATCCAATTCCTGTAGTAGAACTTGCTCCAACTTCTAGATTGAGGAGTAAACCAGTTCCAGTTTCTGAAGTTGTTCCAATACCAAGTCTAGAAACTCCAGTTACAGATAGGTTACTATAGGAAGGTTCTGAAACGGATATGAACGTATTTGTTTGAGCATATCCAGAACCACCAGCATTAACAGTAAATGTTAGTGATCCACCAGCACCAACTGTTGCGCTAATATCAGCACCATTGCCCGTAGAAGAAGTAACGGCAATGCTTACTTGTCCTCTATAACCAGATCCATTAATATCTGTAGACCCTATTCCAACAGCAGTAATAGATCCAGATCCATTTATAACAGCAGTCACTGCTGCCCCAACTAGTGGAGCATATCCAAGACCATTTGTTGATCCTAGGGAAATAATGTATCCACCACGAGGTAACTGATTTTGCTCAATATAAACTGGATCAATAATGATAGATCCGTCAGTTGAGGTTATTCCAGTGAAAGTAACACTAGAAACACCAACACCTTCAGATAATTCATAGTTATTTCCTTCATTGTTATCTGTAGTTGGAGTTTGGAATACATCATTTATTAATAGGATTCCACTTCCAGTTGATATTCCAGTTGTATTCAGACCAGAAGAAGTGAGTGTGTATGTTTGACCAATTCCAGTAAATTGGTCAGAGATATCATCGTAAATTACATTAGAACTGTAATTCTGCTTCAGGAATACTCTACCATTAAAGGTAGAGAATACTTCTTGAAGATTGCTGGAATCAATTGTATTATCAGCACTTCCCTTAGGAGGTTCTGTGAAATATATTGTGCTTCCTTCAATATTATATGAACCACGATATACTTGGAAGGAAGTTGAGTCTGTGTGAGATGTTGCTGAACTTCCAACGGCACCTCTAGAAACTTCTATGAGGGTTGTAATACCAACATTATCAATAGGTCCAGCAGATGTTGTTCCAAAACCAACAGCAAGAACTTTTACAAATTCATCATCAACTTTTAATATATCTGCTGGTCTAATTGAAGAAATACCAGAAACAGCGAAGAAAGTAGAAGAAGCACTTACTTGTCCACCATTATCAACCAAATTGTAGGACAGTGGATTATATGCGAGTGGATATTGAACAACACCATCGACTGATAAAACTGTCTTCTCAAGTTTTTTATACATCTCAAATTCATGAATATTACCAGTTCCAACTGAAGTAAATGTTACTCCTATTCCGGAAGATGCATATTGAGGTGTTGTTGCTACCTTGAATTGATTATTATTAACCTTAATAGCATATACTGTAGATGGTAAAATATCAGTTGTTCCAATTCCAACTCCACCAGAAATTTCTGTTGCTGTTGAACCGATACCAACACTAGTGAACCCTAATCCAATAACACTGCTATTTGGAGTGTAATTTAATCTTTCACCAGTGCTAAAGAAGTGATCATCAATGGTAAATATTCCAGTCTCAGTGTCAAGAATAGTTGAATCTGATGGATCAAAGGTCTTAGCAAAAATTGGAGTTCCTTCGTGATTTAATTCAAAATCAAGTTTGTTTGATCTATCACCATTCTTAGCATTATAGAAAGCAAGATTCACTGCTTCTGTAACAGGACCATATGTTAGATCTGGTGGTGTATTGACAGTATCACTATCCTCATAGAAGAACTTATTCAAACTTTGAACTTCATAAGATCCTGTAATATCTGGATCTGGATAGAAACTTAGAACTAAATCAGTTCCACTATACTCACCAGCAAATGTACCAATGCCACTGGTGCTTCCAACAGAAATAAATGGATACTGTATTGTGTAAACATCCGTTCCATCATGAGTCATCAATACCTGATGAATGGAAGTGCTATCACCATATGAAACTCTAACTAAGGACTTAACCGAAGAAATTAAAGTCTTATCAGCAGAGAATACTGTTGATCCGGAAGATACATTAGATTCTATCTTAACACTTCTCTCAGATCCATCTGTTTGTGCTGAAGTTTTAAATCTGTATGTTCCAACACCAACAGATGTTGATCCAAATCCAACTAACTTACCTCTTACTAGAATTTCGTTAGTGGAATTGTTTGTAAAGTCTAGACTTAGTACTCCACTATCAATAGAAATACCAAATGATCCAATCAGACCGCCAACACTACCCGAATTGCCATCACTATAGAACTCGGAAACATAAGTATTTTCTCCATCGTGATCGATTTCAAGTTCTACAAAATTAAACTCATTTAGAGTTTGATCATAAACCTGGAATTTACCATAAATTGAAGATGTTGTAAGTGTAGAGAATCCAACAACAGTTCCTGTTGATCCAACTCCAACTAATTTATTGGCACCAATCATGTTGATAAATCCAACAGATTGTGTGTTTATTCCACTCAGAATGGAGTTGAAACTTGAATTGAGTACTTTAATATCATAATCAGTATTTGCGGTATCCTCTGGAGAGAATCTTAGAGATAGATTTCCAAACTCATCAATAAATGCTTGAATGTCAGCAATTTCATCTTCCGTATTGTAAAGTGAAGATTTCTCCAGAGTTACAGAATCAGAACCATTATTTAAAACAATTAGTTCTGTTAGTTGTCTGTCTGTTCCATTTGGATCTACTGTCTGTATTAAGAACTCAGAATAACTGTTGTTGTATGAAACAACATCGACATATTCTTCAGTTACATTACTTTGATTTCTGAATTGAGTGCTAAAGTCATCAATTTTCAGAACTCTGTTTGTACTACACCTAATATAATCTGCTAATACTTTACTCTCTAATTTTAAGAACTTGGATTTAGTTTGTCCATTTCCATTAGTAGTAGTATCAATATCTACAACATTATCATAGAAGTTAATAGTATCAACTCTCTTTTCTTCTAGAATGTCTCTAACAACGATTGATTCTGAAGTGGTTGTTAGTGAAGTTCCGACATTTACCGATTGCTCAATCTCAGTGTCAGCAAAATTTTTCAGACCAGAGGTGTGAAGTAGTCTATTAACTGGATTGATTAAATCTTCATATTCTATGGGACTCTTAACACTGTATGAAAGATTTTGATAATAATCGTTATCAGGAATAACTTGATAATCAACACCCAGTTTTCCAACACTATTTGCCCATTCGTAATTTTTCTCTAGTGAATATCTAACATCAAAGATTCCTTCATTGTTTGTAATAGATTCAATAGTAGCAAGAGACCCAGAGTTTTCACCTTTCAGAATTTCACCATCACTCAAGATGTAAGAACCATAAACTTTTACATATTCATCTCCAGATTCTGTTACCAATAAATCTCTTAGAACAAAACCATTACCATCATCCGTAGAAAGTTTTTCACCAACTAAGAAGTTTGAGTATGATGTTGTTACTTCAAATTTAGGATAATCACTATAATTTACAATGTTACCATAAGAAGTTTGATT